TAATACCAGCATATCACACGTTTAGGTAAAGTTTAATCTTATTCACTTTCCAAAATAATTGGGGCCGTATGGTTAGTACAGCTTTCCACCAACCTATCAGTTTTTAAGAGCCGATAGGTAGAGCTCCTTTTTGTTCACTTCTATTTAAATGTTCCACGAGTGATGCGGAATGAACTAAGCAGCGTATGCGTACTCAGAAGCCCCAATGAATTCCATCATAGAATCAAAGGTCATAGTTGACATTTCGTCAGTTATTGTTTTGTACAGATTTAAAGACATCTAGTACTTCGGTCTACGTGTGGTACTACCATTCTCATTGCAATCAATTCCATGGCATCCCCATATGATTATGTAAATATACGAAATTATTCCGAAACTACCAAATCGGTTTTCTTTTTAAATTGCTTTAAATTAGGAAGATATGATTGTATTAATGGTATTTTATTAATAACGGTCTTTATTGATTTAAAATTACACTCAGTTATTTCCGCATCGTTTCCCTTTATTTTCCAATCTAAGGTAGCTGCGGTATAAAACACATCTCCTACAAATTTTTTATACCCAATATAATCCACTTCAACTATTCTAGATTTTGAATCATTTGCTTTTTGAATAAAATATCGCACAATATAGCCTCTATTATAATCCAATTCAGTTGGTGTTGGTATATGAGCGGATATTACCTTTTCATCAAAAGTACTACCATTATTTGATATTTCACTGTATCTATCTATATTCATTTTATTATGCTTTAGGTTTATTTAATCTAAACCCACCTGTTATTTCGGTTTTCCAAAGCATATCTGTAATTGTATGTTTTACGGATGTTACTTGAAAGAATCCCGTTTCTTCATACGCTTTTGGAATTCCACTTACTGTAAATTTATCGCCCCTTTTAATACCGCTAATACCATGCATCGTAAAACTAAATTTAATTGGCATCAATGCGGATACTCCATTTTGTTCACTTACTTTATCATGTCCATTTTTCAATGCCTCAAATACCAATTGGTCATTATATGCCGTAATGTAAGTCATTTCCTCAAGTGGTTTCGTAAAATCAGAATTGTCTTTTAACTCAATTTTTGGTGCGTATCCAATTTTACTTAAAAACATCTGCATTGCCTTTTCTTTGGCTTTCTCAGCAGCTGCTTCTTTATCTTTTTTAATCTCGTCTTTACTTTTATTTTTTAAAACTGGTGTAGCATCATTTGGTTCACCACGTTTAGCTTCTATACTTTTTAAAACCAAATCATCCGAATCAGAAAAAAGACCTTTTTTCTTACTTTTTATATCAGTTTGACTTCCATTAACTTTTTGTCCTAATCGGTTTCCAATTATCTGATTCATCTTTGCACCACTAATATCTAAATCCAATGCCGCATCCATAAAAACGGATTGTACACCGGATAATGAAAATTGATATGGCGTTGTGGAAGATTGTGGTGCCATGTTCATATCAACTACAACCAACTCGGTAGTATCTTCAGGAGCACTTTGTTCTTGAATTTGAAAATCCCAAATACCCCCTGCTGCAGAAGATATTCCATTCAATAGTTGGTATAACGCATCTTTTATAGAAAAATTCTTTGTTTCCATAATACCTTTAACAAATTCCATATTTATATAAAGGTCATCTAAAAACCCATACGTTAATGCATCTTTATTTATTCGTTCAATAGTTGTATCTTTCCCATATTGTATCTGCCCTTTGCCTTCAACATTACCGAATTTTATATCTTTATCGTATGGGAATAATACTTTTTTTTGTTCATATGATATTGAATTATTAATAATGTTAGTAAAATCTTTTTGAGTAATCCCTTCTGATGCTTGGAGTAATGAAAATTTAGGGGTGTTTGGGTTTGGTATAAATAGTTTACTTTTATCGGTACTAAATATTTTTGGAAATGCACTACATACGGTATTTTTTGTATTTACCCTTACACTAACTATTTTAGGACCTACTTTAAATGCCTGAAATCCAATTCTACTCAAAATTTCAGATAATGCCGAAAACTTTATAAATCCCGCATCACCAATTAATTCCGTACCGTCTGGAATCTCCACAGTTTTTGACGTTGTTGATTTTTTACCGGTTGCGGTTTTTCCTTCATCTTTTGTCTTGGCCCCTCCTCCAAATTTAAAACCTAAAAAACTAGTCCCCGATAATTGGCTGTTCATTTTAGCTTTTACATTTTCATCAACATTTATAAAATTCAAAGGAGATGCAGTAATAACATCTTGTATTAAAGTATCAGCAACATCAACACTTTGTTTATTTGTTGCCAATCTATTAAATGCTTGCTTAAATCTCTGTTTACCAAAATCTGCTTCAAAATCTATTTCATATGATTCATAAGTTTTCGTAGTTGTGGTTTCACCATTAGCCGGTTCAACGTTATCCGCTGCCATAAGAAATGCTGGTAGTTCTGTAAATCCCGTACATTTTACAGTCACTGTCCATTCTTGTCCACTCATAGCAACGCTTCCACCTGTTATAAATCCCAAATAATTATCATAATGACCACCAGCTGATTTACGTTTTTCATTAACCGCATCAAATGATTGAAATTGACCAACACTATCACCATTTAATTCTTTAGTATATCCGGATACACCGTTTGCAGTGTTCCATCCCCATTCTAAAAATATTGTATATCCAGGTTCTAAATAGTATTTACACACAGTATCTAATTGTGCTCTTGTATAGCAGGTTATTGAAAATGTTGCTTTTCTAGAAAGTGCACCAGCACCTTCGTCTATTTCAATTGATGTTATATTTGGTTTAGGTCTAAATCCATGAAACTCACCACTGGCAATAATATAATTATTAGACCAAGTAAGCCCTATTGTACCACTCATAGTACCACTACCATATATAGATGGGTAGTTTGCAAATAAATCCCAATTTGGATTTGATAGTATTTGACAGCCGCCACCTACACCGGATGCAACTCTAACCCAAGCATTTAAGTTGGATACTTTATAAATATCCCCTTTTCTAAGAGCTAGTTCGTTTTGAACGTAATCTGCAATATTTGAGAAATTTGGAAATGCTGACATAAACTTTATTTAATTATTTTGTGAAATCAGTTACTATCGCTATATAGTTTAACGGAATTCTTAATACGGTTGCTTCTGGAAATCCTAGAGGAGCATCATGTATATTATTTGCAGATGCTATAATCCACCAAAGAGTTGGGTCTTCGTAATATTGAAATGCTAACGTATCCAATCTATCACCCAATTCGGTCATTACATATACATCATCATCTCTCAATGGAATATTAGGATATATTTTTGGTCTATACACCGTTCTACCATCGTGAGTTTTTTTAGTTTCTAAATTATAATATCTACTTTCCATACGCTTAACTTATATTTTCACTCTTTGCCCAATATTTACCATTTCTTGCGGTCCATCCCTTTCTACAATCATCTATTAATTTTAATTTAACCGCATCAACACCGCTCCACTGTTGACCATTATATGTATAAGTAAAATTTAATGGGTAATCTTCATCATACTCTATTCTCCCATTTGCTGCAATTCTTCCAGTAAGCTTAGTCGAATTGTCATTTAATCGTGCCCTAACCATATATCTAGGTGGCGCTGGTACATCCACTCCAGCCGAGTTTTCAATAGCGGGAGTATTTGTTTGAGCCGGTGTGGTTGCTTGTGCCGGATTATTTACTTTTGCAGCCACCGATACAGTATCCGCTTTTGGAAGTGTTGTATTTGCCGGGGCGGCCGCTTGTGCGGTACTTGTTTTTGAATTCGCATCGGTCGCAGCTTCAGCTTTAGGAATTGCGGTTTCGCTACTTAATATTCTAGTTGTTTCTTTACCATCTTTATCTTTTCCTTTATAAACTTGTCTTGGTAATTTATCAAATCCATACAAATATCCGGCTTCCGTATTACCTCTAGATTCTATTAAGTTTAATGTTACACTCACATCTATGATTTTAGGTAATTTATAATTATCTATTGTAGTCGATTCACCATTTATTTCAAACTTAGCCTTATCATCAATTCCAATAGGCCCAACTTCCCAAGTACCATTATCATCAACTGTATATGAAAGTTGTGAAATAAAACATGTTTTATTTTTATATAAATTACCAATAGTAATCCTAATAAACGGTGCCACAACAGCTATATCGCCGTTATATCCTTGTGGATATGCCAGTGATGTTAAAAAGTTTAATCGTTGCCAAGCCGCTATATGCTGTAATGGCGTAGTTGAATATACTTTAAAATTAAAAGATACACTTCTTTCTATACCAGTATAAGTCCAATATGGAAATGGTGAACCAATAAATTTAGCTGAATCCCAACTTGGCGTTGTGGTTTCAGTAATACCAGATAGAGTTGCTCTAAAATTTACAGATCGCCCTTTGCCGATTGATGTAAATTTTAAAGTTATAAAATCATAATCATCCAATGTATCGGCTCCTATTTTTAATGTATCACCTTTATATTGAGTTTTTTCATTTACAAAATCAGATTGACCATTACTATCAATACCATATTTTGATTTTAAACTTACTTTAGGTGTCTGTCCATCTTTCCTAGATGAATAAGTGTTAATAGTAACCGCTTGTCTTTCCGCTGCTGTTTCACTTGTATTCATTTTTGTAGTCGCTGCATTTAAGGCATCTAATTTGGAAGATAAATCATGTCTTAATGTAATATCAGTCTGTGCCTCATCAACCGTGTCTGAATACATAATTGGTGTAGATGCTTGTTCAGGTGGAACTGCTGGGTTTATATCTCCGATTTTTAACTTTCCGCTTGATATTAAAGTTTGACCTTCCTTTCTAGCCGAAGATAATTTATTTGTTACAGAATCCGTTATAGAAGAAATTTTACCACCTATATTAAATCTAGATGTGTCTAAATTTAGTTTCCCCCCTAAATTCGGAGTAGGTATTGGTAAATCTTTTGGAGTTATTTTTAATTTACTATTTTCTAAAAACTTATTTACCGCATTTGCTTGCGTTTGCTTTTTACCATTTATTTTTTCAAAATGAATACTCGATAAATCATTTCTTTTATAGATATCTTCATCCGATGCATTTACTGTATCTGAGTATTTACCCGAACTATCATATTGTACTTCGGTTGCACTTTTACCTGCTAAATTTTGTGCACCCTGTTTAGGTGCTCCAAATAATTTTTTCTTTATTTCTCCTTTAAGTAAATCTATCCCAGCTCCTAATATTTGGTTGCCAATTTGTTTTGGAGTTCCTTTTGCATTATTTTTTAAAAGTTGTCCAACTAAATTACCTTTTGAATCTCCTTTTATTTTAGCAAGAGTAATCATAGTATCAGGCTCTTTGCCTGATTTGAAATCTGAGTTTAACGAAATCTTTGTTGGTATAGTTGATTCAGGAAATGCAATACCCAATTTACTTGCAATATTTAATCCAAAGTTTTCTGCTTTTTTAAGAAGATTGCCAACAATACCTGCATCTTGAGAATTATTTGTATTAACACTATCCTTCATTATTTCAACAAGTCTAGTGGATTTCTTTTGAAATCTAAATATATCAGTACCATATGTTATTGGCGCTGATAGTGTATTTAAGATTCTCAATCCACTTGTTTCTTCTTCAATTCTACTTTCTCCCTTAGTTGTTGATATCTTTTGTCTAATTGCAGTTGCCGCTTTAAATGACAGACCTAATGCACCCACCGGTGTTGTGATGGGCAAATCTTTACTATTACGAATATCATATTTCGTTTCAGCCGTATTACCATCACTTAATACCTTGGTCCTAAATAGTTCTTCTATTGTTTTACCCATCTTTATTGTTTAGCGTATGAATTTGTACTACTTTTAGCAACCACAGCTGATATTTTTGATGTAACTTTTTGTCCATCCATATGAACGGATATTTTACCAGCATTTAAATCCGCTCTCAATCCTTTTATTTCACTAATTAATTCTGCGGTACTATCCGTCTTTCCTCCACCACCACCTTCTCCACCACCGGTTAAAAATGATAACCCGTTCAATGCCATTAAAATAGGAAGTGCAAGTAATCCCCCCATAGCCACCATTGCTAATGCACCCGCCAACATTGTCAATGAACCGGCTAGTCCTAAAATTGGTAAAAAACTAATTTGAGATAATGCCGCCATTTGTTCAACAATCATTGGTATTGTTGGTGCTAATGCGTTTAATGCACCACCAACCGAATTTAACCCAGCACCGGCCAATATCATAAATGGTGAAGCGGCTCCCAATACAAGCATAGATGCAGCTACTGCTGCCATTCCGATTCCAAATTGTATATATGGAGCAGCTGCAAACGCAACCATACCTGCTGCAAAAATACCCAATGCCGGTCCCAACATATTCATACCAATTGCCACTTGTTGTGAAGCAAGTCCAAATACATAGAATGCAGCCGATGCTACTAATAATGCCGCGGCTCCAACTAATATCATTGGTCCTGCTAAACTTAATAATGCCGCTACCCCGCCCAATGCGGCCATCGCTGCAATACCAATAAATACATTACCCCAATCTATCTTACCACTAAACTCTTGTGCTGCTTTTGCAAATACCCAAAGGGCCGCGGCCATAATTAACATCGCGGCTGCGGCTTGTATTAATGCCGGTCCATTTATTTTTCCCATTTTATTAGCCTTATCTGGATCTGGTGTCGCTCCTCCTTTTATTTTATCCTGTGCAATACCACCCATTTTATCTTTTACAGCACTGGTAGCTTTATCTTTTATCGCATCGGTTGCTTTTCCAGATACCGAATCGGTTACTTTCGCTATTGCCTTTCCTTTTATTAAATTTTTAACCCATTCAAACGCTTGTTTGGCCATACCACCCATATTAATACCCATATCTTTCAACATAGGACTCATCTGACCCATTGCTATTAAACTACTACCAAATGTTTTAGCCATACCAGCCAATGGTCCAGTTACAAATGCTGTAGTTCCTTCCCAGAAAGTACTCCATTTGGAAACACTAGCTTCACCATTCTCAGATATCTTATCAGAATTTGCTGCCATCTTTTGGAACTCATCAACTGATAATCCCAATAGTTCTGCCGCTTTTCTCTTTTGGAAAATATCCATTTTATTAAATGCATCTATACCACCTAGTTGATTCAATGTTTCTTTTACAGCACCAGTCATATTTCCTTCATATGCCAATCCCCTTGCTCTATCTAAGTTAAGTTGCTTACCCATCATAGCCCCCAATTCCATCTCATTATTAATAGAGGTTTCGAAGTCTAATAAACTATCACTTACTTTGGCCATTGAATCCATACTAACACCCATCTTAGCAGCTGCTACTGCGGCAATGGACATGTTTAATCCACCATTCTTACCATATTCTGCAAATGCTTTTGTTGAACCAGCAACATCTTTCATTAAAGAATCAATCGGAACACCAGCGGCTTTACCCAATGCTTTTGTGGTTGCTGCCATATCCATAGCAGTTGAAGCAGACCCATCGTTCATTCTTGCAAAGTTACCAACAACGTTAGCGGCTTCAGCACCACTAATACCCATATTAGTTGCCATTAAATTGGTATTCAACTGAGTAGTAAATGATACATCTTTTAATCCACCAAATTCTTTAGATAATCCTTTTGCCGTTTCTTCCGCATCTTTAAATGCGAATCCTAAAGCAAATGTTGATATTTGTGCCGAATCTACATATCCACCAAAACTTCTAACACTCTTACCCCATTTATCCAAACCAAACCCAACTCCAATAATTGCAGCCCCCAAAGCTCCTTTAAAATTAGATGTTAATAAGCTTGCAGTTTCTAATATACCACCTATCGTATCCTTTATACCGTCATATACCGCTATTTGCTTTCCTAAAAAATCCTTTTGGGCTTTTGTCATTTTCCCATAATTTCTAGCGAGCGTATTTTGTTCTTTTAAATTTTCAATAATTTTTTTATCTTCTTCACTCATATTACCCAAGCTGGCTTGGATTTCTTTATATTCTTGATTTAAAGCAGCATGACCGGCTATATCATCTATTGTTAATTGAGAAATACTTCTATTAATTTCAGCCATTTTATTCAATGAAGCGGTTTGCTCTATTGTTAAATCTTTTGAAGTAAATGTATTTTTAATTCTTTCTTTTTCAAATTTATTTAGATTTTGATATATGCCACTCATACTACCTAGTGAACTTTCCGCACTTTTTAATCCATCTAATCTAGTTTGATTTAGTTTTCTAACTACTTTAAGTTGCTCAGCTGCCAAATCTCTTTGAGCCTTTATTTGAGCGGTCATATCCACACCAGTTTGTAGTGCTTCCTGTTCAAGGCGCTTTTGTTCCTGTCTAGCTTTTGCAAAAGCTAATATAGCTTTTTGTTTTTCTTTATCTAAATTTTCCGCCATTTATGGAATTATTTTGAATACTTTTGTATTAATTTATTAAGAGTATCACTTTCTTTTTCAATTCTTTCCATGGCATCGATTACATCGGGTGGGAATTTATTTTGTTTTGCTTGGTCTAATGCTTTATTTACTGCATTTTGTTTCAATCCATCAAAAAATGCATCAGTAAATTTTTTTGCCGAACTGAATAGACCTTCTTTTATTGGTTGTTTTTCTTTTGACATAGTTTATCCATTTATATTGTATAAATATTGTATAATAAAAAAGTGAGGATTAACGCATCCTCACTTTAGATTTACTTTGAGCTTTTTTCATCTCTTCGGCTTCTTTTTTCTTTAATTCTATTAATTTATTGAAATAAAACCTTCTTAGATATACAGGCATATGGTAAACCTCATACCAATTGAATCCATTACCAAATTGAACCATTTCCCAAATTTGAGAATGAAGTTGAGATTTATAATCAGTTGGAAGGGTAAAAAAAGTTAATCCCGAAGGGTATATCCAGCGCCTCCGATTCACCAGTTATTTGTGATGTAAATTGGAATGTCAAATCCATATCAGGACTAATTTCCTTAACATACTTTCTAAACGCTTTAGTATCTTTTGCTAAAAACCCATTAACAACCCATCTATTTATAAATCCTCTATCAGTATTACCATCAATCGATTTAATCATATATTTCAATCTAGTTGTCACATCAAATGAAGATTGTGAATTTTTATTTAACTTTTCTAATGCCTGAGTTTCTTTTGTTATTTCTTGCTCATCACCGTGTGTAAGTAATTTAAATTCAATTTCTTTACCATCTGAAGGTAATGTGAATTTATATGAATTTGTAGAACTCAATACATCAGTATCAATATCTTTCGTTTGTACTTTACCCAAATCAATAGTTACTTTTTGAGTTTCTAATGTAAATGGGTCAGTTAATTCCACTTCGTAATCCGCACCATATCCTAAAATACGAGTTGCTAATAAAATAGCATTCTTATCACCAAGGTAAATATCATTCGTATTTACACCAGGTTCAACTACAACCGATTCAAATAGTTTATCTAATACAATACCTTTTTTAATAAGGTTTTGAGAAGCTAAGATATCTTCTTCTCGTGCTGTCATATATTTTATCTCACAAGTACCCTTTCTTAAAGGATGTCCTTCAGGATATACTAATCCTTGAGATGGTAATTCAATAACTTCCGTTGGGAAATCAATTTGTTTTGGTGCTGTTTGCATTTGCACCTTAGATGTATTTGTCATTTCTGCCATAACGATGTTTATTTTGTTTGTATATATAAATACATAGAAATTAAAAAATTAGAAAGCATAAAAAAGGGGATACTTTTGATATCCCCTTATTTTTATTATTTTTAGATTAGAATTCTAAGATTGCGTAATCATAAGATAGTGTTAATTCGATTGTTGCAACTTCATTTGAATCAAATGATAAATCTCCAAAGTTTGCTTGAGAGATAAATGCACCTTTCAATTTCCATTGTTCAATCTTATCACCAACTGGTCCTAATAGATAAAAATCAATATCTTTCTTATAGAAATCAGCGTATCCATCTCTACCAGTGATTGATTCATGTCCTAAACGAATCCACTCCATTACCGCTTGTGCTCCAGATGGAACGATTGGGTCATAAAGTGTGATAGTGATATCTTGCCACTCACCTTTACCTTTTAACTTTCTCTTTACGTTGATATGGTCTAAAGTTACGGTTTCAAATTGAATTGTAGGTCTATTTGCTGCCTTTACAAGATATGAAGGGATAGTATCTATCTCCATCACATATCTATTTTTCATTTTGGGTTCGAAGTTCGTATAGAACATCTTATCAAACTCTAATATTTCTGCCATTTTTTATTCCTTTTATTTGTATTAATAAATATCTACTTTATTGATTTTCGTATTATGCGTTAAAACTTGCTCCAGTTGGTAAGATGTTGAAATCAATTACTATGAATTCAGCCGTCTTAGCTGGTTGTAAGAAAATTTGTCCTGCTAATATGTTTCTATCAATTACGTCCGGTGTGTTGTTACTCTCGTCCATTACAACTCTGAATGCGTAAAGTCCTTGTCTTTGTTGAACTGCCTCTAAGTAAGGGTTCACAGTGTTTAAGAATCTTTGACGAGTTGTAGATGTATTTTGTTCGAATATTAAATAACGAGATGTAGATGCGATAAACTTCTTAAGAGTAATAAGTAATCTTCTAACATTGATTCTATCTAAAGCAGATGCCTTATCTTGCAATGTTTTTTGTCCGAATGCTACAATACCTTGTCCTGGGAATGCCGCAATTGGATTTACTTTGTTCTCATATAGAGTATCTCTTTCAGAATGTGTTAATCTATTCAACACACTAACTGCTCCAGTGATACCACCTCTATTCAAACCAGCTGGTGCGAACCACTCAGCCGCCAATCTATCGTTACTAGCAAATACTGCCGGTAATAATACTGATGGAGGAACTGATGTTAATTTGTTAGTGTTAGTGTCAACAGTTTTAACCCAAGGGTAGTAAGTTCCAACGTAGTTAGAATCTACTGCGTTTGCTTCTTCAGTTGCTTCAGTAATTGTTGCATTGTAATCTACAAAATCAGCAATATAGAAACAATCTTGTCTATCTTCAACCATATCTATTACTTTTGTAGTAATAGCAGGGTGTTTAGAACGGATGATACCCGGAGTTACAACTAAGTTGATATCCCACTCATCTGCGTTTGATACAGCGTTGATTGCTTTTGTATATGCAATTGAACCAGAAGTTAATGATGTTGCACAATTGAATCCTTGTGTATTTGAATTACCCCAATCAGTATCACCTGCTTTAGCTTTTATGATTGTTGGATTCATACCATCAAATCCTTCTTGGAATGCTAATATAAATTGTCTTTTAACCATATCACTTGCCGCAGAACCTGTCATTTGATATCCTAATTGAGAATCAAATGCAAATGATACGTTTGAACCAGTTTCAGCTGAAGCCGGTATTGGTTTCAAATATTGTAAATTATCCAATTTAACAGCGGATGTTTCAAAATCAAATCCACTATAATAAATTGGAGATGATGATGAGTTGCCAATAGAATTAGTTTGGTATGTTACTGCAGGTATTAAAAGTGATTCTGCATTATCAGTTGCTTTAATTGGGTTTGTATATGCTCCATGTCCAAATGGTGCTGCTGAAATTGGGAATGAACCCGGTGTTGATACAACTACTCTTACATATTTTGATTTGTTTGAATAATCGCCATTTTCAGTTATTTTACCAGCATTGTCGATTGTATTATATCTATCACCAATTCTTCTAGCTATATAGTTAGGAGATGCTGCATCTAAATTTACATTGTTAAATGTTTCAACTACAGTCTTTCTCTTATCAGTATCATTAAATGAACGTATTGTTACCGTAAACGTAGAATAATCAGTTGAACCATCTTCACCAGCTGCCTTTACATTAGAAATACCGATTTTGAATTTAGTATTATATAATGTACCATGTCCTAAAGTTACAAAGTTAAATAAATCGTATCTTTCACCACTAATTAATTGAGATTTAACGGTTGGAGTTTGTGCTTCAGTTGCATCGTTTGCGAAATTCTGAGTTGGTAATACCACTCTAGTTATTACGATGTTGTTTCCAGCAGAACCAGTATAATATCCAGCTACGTTTTCAAAATATGAATATGCGTATGCTGTTTTTGCTCCAAATGGAGATTCACCAAATACATCGGATAAATCGTTTGTTGCTGATGGTAGGATTGATGCTGATACGTTTACTCCCGCAGTTAATGTGTTGATTACAAATGAACCATCGGTTGCATCATTGCTAACAACAGTTGCTCCGGTAAAACCAACTCCTTCATCACCTGCTTTAGTTGAATGCAATAAACCAATTAATTTAGTACCTACTGATTGTAGGGATGAACCCGATGCGAATATCGCTAAAGGTGCTACTTGTTGGTAACCACCAATTCCGCCTACTCTTACGATAGTTGCACTACCAGCTTCTCTTAAATAATTTTGTACTGCATATTCAGTATAATAAGTTCCATCAGGTGTTCCGAAAATTTCTTCGAATTCTGATTGTGTTCTAACAATTGTTGGGATAAACGCCGGTCCTTGTTTAAAAGGTCCTATAAACGCTGCTCCAATTTCACCTACCCCTTGCGATAAGAAGGAAAGGTCATTTTCTCTTGTGAATACACCGGGTGATACGATTCTTTCTGCCATTTTATTTGTGCTATTTGTATTTTTAAGTGTGTATTAATTATTACCTACATTAATACTCATATAAATATAAAGAAAATATCCAAAACACAAATTTATTATTAAATCTGCACTTTGGATATTTAAAATTTAGTTTCGATTAAATTAATCAACCGGAGCTGGTTCATTAACAGTAGGAGCTACTGTACTACCAGATATAGGTGACCAAGGCAAGTCTGCTTCATTAACTTCAAGCTTAGTCCATTTTTTACTAGCTATTTCTTTTTGAATTTGTCCATTGATATGCTCCATATAATTACTTGCAGCACCACCACTTACGTGATTTTTTACCCAACTAAGTACTTGCTCTTCTGTCAAAGAACTATATTCGGTAAAACTACCTGTGTTAATTTCCGAAATTTTAAATGGAGTTGCTCCACTAAATGTTCCAAAATTACCATCTTCATCCGTACCGGTTAGTTTCCATTGTGTACCAACAACCGCATCGCTGATATTGTCAGCGTTTTGCTTTTTAAGGCCTGTTAGTTTCCATTCGTATGTTAATCCCATAATATTGTGTTTTATATTGTATAAATATATTATTTTTAAAAAATAATTATTATCTATTGTTAGTTAAGATTTTCAACATTTCTTTAATTTCAGAAATATCGTTCTTTTGTTTGTCAATTATAACCTGTTGTTCTTTAATAGCTTCTACTAAAAGTGGAACTAATTTATCATAATCGATTGTTAAATAGTTTTCACCACTCTTAGAACCTATCACGTTACCTTCCGAATCAAATTCAGTATCAAATGGCGCTAATGTTACAATTTCAGGAAGTATTCTTTGAACTTCTTGTGCTGAAAGACCCAATTGTACTTTTTCATCGGTGTATCCTACTGATTTTGCCAAATCATTGTTCACATAATAGAAACCATTTAATTGAGAAATCTTTTCTATTGGGTTTTCAATCTTGCCAACTTTTGTTTTTAATCTTTCATCAGAATAGTAAGCGATGATATTTCCCTGACAGAATACCCATTCGTATGCGTATAATTGGTTTGCATTAATTCTAAACATACGAGAACTACCATCACCATCCATATAATATCCCGTATTGTTATTATCATAGAATAACGGACTTCTTATAGAGCCATCCGCTTGGAAATATCCATATTGGAATCTATGATAATCACCACCCCAATAATACAACCAACTTCTACTATTATCATGTATACCAATGTTATCACCACCGGTACTCATTAAACAGTGTCTAGAACCAATACCCCAACCTTGCCAGCCATTTCTACCACCATCGTAAGTTGTATAGTTACCATAAGAATTTCCACCACATTCAGCTGCCCATATACCTCTACCATATGATTGGTTATACAATCCAGTACAACCATAGTTTCTCCACCATCCGTAGTTATAACCCTGGTCTATGTATATTGCGCTTAAACGAGAATCACCATTAGGGTCACTATAATATCCAGTATTATTTGCATCATACATTATATATGCGTACAATGTATATCCAGGATTAGAACCACTCATTACGAATTCTAACCATCCAGATGTACCACCACCCCATTTACCTCTTGCCCAATATCTATTTGCGGTTGCATCACCGGCACCTACCATCATCCAACCATACGCCGCACCACCATCCGATGTTGCATAGTGTTGACCGGATACAATACCTTGAGCGTGAATGTAACCACCACCTTGAGGGTGACCAGTTCCACCACCCCAAATATCCCATCCAGAAAAACCAGCTTTCCAAGCATTATCCCAGTTTCCAGCAGATGTTCCCCAACCGAAAGTACCTGTCCAATAGTTAGTATCACCAGTATAATCAAATCTAGGGGTATTCCAATGATAACCCCTATTTATCGCGGCATGTGTTCTTTGTGCAAATCTACTTAATTGTGAAGTACCATTAGGGTCTAAATAGTATGAAGTATCATCTCTATCGTAAATAAAGTTTGTTCTTATCTCATAAAGATACGTTCTATTTCCAGAATAGTGGTTGATATAAGTTTCATATCCGTTTTGGCAATCTAAGTGTAAGTTACCATTAGTTGTCACAACAGATGCGTATGAGTTAGGTCTACCATTAGAACCAACATAAAGATATGCTCCCCAAGTTGGGTTAGGTCCATGTAGAGTACCGCCTCTAATTCTTAAAGCAGAATCCGATGTTGAGTTAGGGTCTAAATAATATCCAGTATCGTTACTATCGGCATAATACCCTGCATATAAAGGTCCACCACTACCATCATTACGGTCATGCATTGCAACAGTACACCAACCGCTCCAACCACTCCAAGCACTTCTAAATCTTAAGTTACTTATCGGTCCACCAACCAACTGCCAACCAGTGTTATTATTTCCACCAGCCGCATAATGGAAAGCTTGTGTACCAACCCAATGCGATGTACCACTCGGCTGATTACCTGGGTTTGACCAAGAATCAATAAAGCCTGAACCCCATCCCGCTACTGAGTTCATATCAGTAGTTCCCCATCCCATAGAACCTATCCAATAATTAGTATCTCCAGTATAATCATTTCTACGGTAGTTACCTTTACCGGTCAATCCAATTCTCATTTTACCATAATCGGTCAAACCTTGCCAGTTACTATCACCATTACCATTGAAATAGTATCCAGTATCGTGGTCATAGTAAATAGGTGACCTCATATCACTTCTTGCCCAAACTGTGCTTGTAAGTGCTGCGTATGTTAAACCATTAACCATTACTAACAATCCGTGGTCAGTCAAATAACCAGCTTGTCCGCCGGCATTAGGATGTGACCAAGATAATCCATATAAGTTACCAGGAGATGTACCATCAACAGGAAGTCTCCAAGAAGTACCCATTGAGAATATACCCTGATATCTAGTTGATGTATAAACTCCAAAAATAGTTTGTCCGTAGTTATAATCCAAATAAATGTGTTCGTTTGAATCAACTCTAATACCACCGTTTGATAATACATAACTTAATCTAGCAGTACCAGCTGGGTCTACATAATATCCAGTATTGTTTGAATCATAAAATATTGGTGCTCTTAATGAGTTACCACCAGTTGCATAGTTATTAAAATATACCGTATTATTTGGGTACATTTCCATATTAGTAACTCTAGTACCGGATGTATTCGTGTTATAGAAATACCAATCACCAGCTGAAGTAAACCTCATATATGCTTGTCCCTGCCCCGTATTTATTCTATCAAATCCACCAGGACCACTACCATTATTATGTACGTTAAATCCAAAACCACCATCATTCCAAGTCACACCAGGTTCAGATACCCACATTTGTAAATAAGATGGTACACCAGTACCCATTTCATTTCCTCTAGCAATAATTCTAAGAGATGAATCGTAGTGGCCACCAGCTACTTCTAATCTACCTCTTAAATAAGATGTACCATTAGGGTCTATATAATATGCAGTATTTTGGGCATCATACATTATATTAGCTTGGAAACTTTGTGCCCAAGCAGTACTACCATTATCCCATCTTAAGTTCCAACCAACAATAGAGTTACCACCACCATAACCCAATCTCCAGTCATTTGCAGATACGTTACTAATCATACCCCAATAGGTAGATGCGTTATTCATCATAAATGAACCATTGTTATTATATGCGTTATGTTGAATAGAGTTTCCGTTTGCAACAACTAAATAAACAAGGTTTGTTGTACCAGCTGCATTCACATAATATCCAGTATTATCCGAATCGTAGTATATTGGTGAATATAATGCCGCGGTTGAATATATAGCTCCAGTGGTGTAAATACCACCATTCATTTGTAATCTAGTATAGGTACTACCATTGTTTCTTAATGCAATAACATGCGGGTCACCAGGTAAGAATGTACTACTAGCATATTCATATCCTAATCCGTACATATTACCAATTGGCCAAGACTCACCGATTGTCCAAATTACTTTAGAAGCAGTTCCGGTTGAATTATAACTACCCATCATACCACCTTCGTTACGGCTTACTAAATAGTTATCATAATAATGTCTACCATAATTGTATGATACGTTCATTACAGTAGTACCATTTCCATCAAAATAATAACCAGTATTATCTTGGTCATAGAATATAGGTGCTCTAAATGAAGATATTGCATATCCAATTCCATCGATACTCCACCCACCAACGGTTTGTCCATATGTTGTATTATAAAAATGGAAACCAGTAATACCAACTAATTGAGATGTTGTTCTTAAACCAACATACCATTGTGCATATGTATTTCTATAATTCCACATTGCTTCAAGAGCTCCATCAGAATAAATTTGTGGATATTGATGTACTCCAGATGAATATATTTGTATAGAGTCACCTGGACTACCTCCCGATGGACGTACTTGTAATCTTCTAAGAACAGACGTATTATCACCATCTATTCTAAATGTAGTATCATCACTATCATAGTAGATTGGAGAATACATTGCCGAAGTAGCCTGAATTGTTGTACTTCTAAATCCACTTAAATTGCTAGATATATATGAGTAGGAATCTGATTCTATTGCTGCAGTATATCCTTCCGCAACATCCATTACTCCACTATAATATGAACCATTTTGTATTTTACGAAGAACAACCTGTCCATAAGACCAACCAGATGAACCGTTACCAATTACGATACAATATTTACCATCTTTAACACCAACTCTAATTGGTTTATCGGTATATCCTACAAGAGTTGCTCCGAAATTATACCAAGCACCATTCCAGTTATGTCCACCAACTATTACAGTACATGCATTATTTCCGTTATATTCATAAATGTCAATAACCGCATGTATCATTCCATAGTTACTAGTATTACCAGGAAATTTAATAACAACTGCTCCAGTTGTACTACTGCTGGCTCCCCAAACTGCGTAAGGTCTACCTACTAAGTTATTTTGTTTTATACCACCTGCTATTCTTAATGAAGTTGCACTTGTACCAGGATCTAAAAAATATCCAGTATCAGTATAATCTCTGAATAGTGTTCCTCTAACTTCTTCCGATGCTACTATACGAGATGAAATCGATGCTCTAAAAGAACCATTGTTTATTATTAACAAACCATGGTCATTCAAATTATTCGCACCACCCAAACCACCTGCATTTGGATGAGACCATGCGATGCCATACATATTATTAGTTGCCAATCCATTTACCGCCATTTTATAAGAGTCACCCATAGCAAATACGGCTTGCAATCTAACGGAATCATAATTTCCAACTATACCTTTTCCAAAATCATCAAATACAATATTTCTTCCATAAGTAATTCTCGCAGCATCTCTTGTATCATGATAGTGAATTAAAGAATCGGTGCCGGCATATCTACTATATCGATATACATTATACGCACTATCCCAATACCATCTATCACCATACCAACCACTACTATCTTCACCAAAACGGAATTCAGCATCTCCACTATCACTTGCACCGACATATAGAGTATCATTAACCCAAGTTAAATCACCACTACTATTACCCAAATAACTATTGTAGAAAGTTCTAAAGTGGTTATCACCATCGTTGAAACTTGCAACAGCAACACTATTTGCTATATTATAAAATTGAGTACCACCGTATGAATGATGAGAACGAAGTCTTATACCAGTATAAAAATGTATATGTAATGGTTGTGTCCAAGCACCTGCCGGCTTACCAATATAATAGTTAAAATCACTAGTTGTATGAAAATCTATACCTCTAAATGATGTAGTTGATATTGATTCATTATTATTTGTATAACCAATATTAACGTAGTTACCAGTATTAAGATTATCTACATTTATTGTACTTGCCTTTGAAGTTCCAGCTGGATTTATATAAAAAGTCGTATCATTTCTATCGTATAGAGAATCCGCATCTATTCTACCCATCGTATGATTGGCAAATGTAGATGGAGTACCCGCGTTCCAAATATATGAAGTTGGAGTTCCACCTAAAGCCGCGCGATAATTAATATACATAGAACTTGCAGTGCCCCCAAGCGTTATTTCATTACCCGCAGATGTTATACTAAAATATCCTCCATTTGTATCTATATAATTCGATGCACCATCAATTTCTACTTTACCAAATCTTACAGTATCAGTTGTACGAACATTTTGGTCCATCGCATATAGTTCGTTAGCACCTTGTCCGGTATTTACGGTTGCAAATGTTACACCATCCGTAGTTCTTACGTTTTGGTCCATTGCATATAATTCGTTAGCACCTTGTCCGGTATTAACCGTAGCAAAAGTTACTGCATCCGTTGTTCTGATATTTTGGTTCATTAAATAAACTTCAGTTGCACCTAATCCAGTATCTATTGTACCACTAAGAACTACGTTACCACTTACGTTTACGTTATCATCAAATGACCATCTATCATTTCCCTCATCCCAAATAAATTGTTTTGTTGCTGCATTACCTCTCTTAACTTCTATACCAGCATTTTCAGTTGGTGTAGTTGATGCTCCAATATCTGCGTTAAGTGTAATGATATTATCACCTACATTTAAAGTTGTTGTATTAATATATGTTGTAGTACCACTAACAGTTAAGTTACCACTAATTGTAGCATCTCCAGTTACCGTCAATGTACTACCATCGAATTTTAAATTTGCTTCAACAGTTCCGTTTGGTGCAGTTCCGTTTAATGTAATTACACCATTATCAGTTGTACCAGTTAATGCTAATAAACCAGAAGTACCTGATGTACCGCGTGTTCCAGATGTTCCAGATGAACCACTTGTACCAGAAGTTCCAGAAGTTCCACTTGTACCGGAAGTTCCTGCCGAACCACTTGTACCAGAAGTTCCCGATGAACCGGAAGCTCCTGATGAACCAGAAGTTCCTGATGTTCCGCTTGTTCCTGATGTACCAGAAGTTCCTGATGTACCAGAAGACCCACTTGTTCCAGCTGAACCTGATGTACCAGAAGTTCCACTACTTCCCGCCGAACCACTTTCTCCAGATGTTCCGCTACTTCCTGATGTACCAGATGTTCCTGAAGTTCCTGAAGTTCCTGATGTACCAGAAGTTCCGCTACTTCCTGCCGAACCACTTACTCCGGATGTTCCAGATGAACCACTTTCTCCGGATGTTCCAGATGAACCACTACTTCCAGCTGAACCACTTACTCCAGATGTTCCTGAAGTACCACTACTTCCACCGGTACCACTTACTCCAGATGTTCCTGAAGTACCGGCCGAGCCAGATGAACCTTGTATTCCATCCGAACCACTTGTTCCAGAAGTTCCAGAAGTTCCAGAAGTACCTGAAGTACCTGAAGTACCTGCCGAACCAGATGAACCTTGTATTCCACTTGCACCAGATGTACCAGCTGAACCTGATGTACCAGCTGAACCCGAAGTTCCTGATGTACCCGAAGTTCCTGATGTACCAGCTGAACCACCGGTTCCACCTGCACCGGTTACTCCCGAAGTTCCTGATGTACCACTAGAACCACTACTTCCACTACTACCATCCGCTCCACTCGTTCCACTTGTTCCACCACTACCATTCGTACCACCCAATCCACCGGCTCCAGTTATACCACCACTACCAGCAGTACCACTTGTTCCAGAAGTTCCAGAAGTTCCAGATGTA